CTATCAACAGCCCATGCTAATTCAGCAGAACTAAGTTGTGGAACACCACTACTTGAATTCTTCTGTCCTCTTCGTATCTGTATTTTGCTTATTTGAACGACAGCCACTTACTTTGCTCCTTAAATATTATTAGTATTTATCCTTGGAGCAAGAACTTTTTTGATAGATCATTAACTACTACTTTAATGCTTCAAATATCTTTTGATTTAGTCTTGCTAATTCTAGTTGTGCTAATGCAATAACTACTTTATAGTTGTGATCAACTATTTCCTGTATTTGATCTGTATTTGATTGCGTGGCTTTTAACAATTCTTCTGCTCGTTGTATTAAAACATCCGCATTGTCCTGGCTAACTGTGCCATCGCTATTGTAATCTTCATCTATAAAATCATTGAATGTTTTGAATCCAACCGATCTAAGATACTCAAGTGCCTTGAAACTTGATCTAATAACAAAAGGATGCCTATTTAGAATGGGCCTATATGTTTTTTCTGTTAGAAAAATACTGTCATTGGTTTCGTGTGTTTCGCAAACGATACTAACAGCAGTTTGATCATACACGTCAGTCGAGGATGACCACCCCTGGCTGGACACTCCTTCATTGGTATCCATGACTGCAACATCATCAACAGGGCCTTGATTATCTTCTATAAATTTAATAAAGCCATCATCATATTTGGAAAGGTCCTTTGGTTTACCTAGTAGGCTAACCAATGGATCAATCAAACTCTTTCTATCAAACAACGATTTTGTTATTAGCAATCTTGATTGCTTGTTGGGTTTTCCTAGCAGTAGGTTAACCCGTTGGGGCCTGTCCTTTACCAGTGTTTGACTAACGGGTAAATTGTGTATTGCATGTCTTATTGCCGCCGATGTCGCAAACAAATCTATGACCACAATATTTCTTGAGTGCTTATCCATCCAAGAATGGTATGCACTTCTGTTAAAGACAAATATTACATTCTTGATGTTAACGCCTTGCTTTGCTATCTGTCTTACTTTATTATCATACTGATCTTCGGATAATCCGGTTTCGTATGCATAGTCAACTAATAATAGTGTTGAACGATTGTTGTCAGCTCTTTGCGAAAATAATTCTTTCTCAATATGTGTTTTATGCATATTACTATCAATAACAATCAACCCACCTTCGTAGTCATAGGCTTCTCTAATATCGGTTATGCATCTTTCTTTAGGAAGAATTCCTGAAAGTAAATTTAAATTAACGGATTGTCCTGATTGGTCATTTGAGAAAAATTTATAATCCATCATAGGCTATTATAATATTCCTCTACCTTATTAAGCCACATGTCCTGATACTTAGGAAATGTCTCTTCTGTAACTTCAAACTGTTGATACTGTAAGTCTCTTGAACACATAAACACCACACCGGTCTTTATGTCCGTTCCGTAAACTTCATTGTGTGCCATTGCATAGGCAACCAACTGTAACTTATAATCCTCAACCCATTCTTCCTTCTTGGGTTTATTAGTTTGCTTGTGATCCATGATTGCCGGCTTACCATTAAACACACCGCATAGGTCAGTGGTTCCTGAGTATAGTCCTGGAAAATATAAACTCTGTTCCATTGCCCACACTTCATTGACGTGCTTCAATCCATTTTCAATTATGACATCTGCCATCTTGTTTGCCTGCACATGGACAACATTATTGCCTGGTTGTCTTTCCATTCCACACAGAAATCTTTCAAGATTGGCGTGCATTGCAGTTCCAATGCCTGCGGCTTCGGTTGTAATTCTTCTTGCGTTTTCTTCACCAACTCTCTTCTTCCATTCATTAAGATGAGTCATGTCCTTTGTGCTACTAAGAATGGTTGTAACACTTGGAAGTTTTTCACCATCTGGTGTTAGATACACACGTTTGCGTGTAACGGAGTCATTAATTTGTTTTAGTTCGTTATACTTAAATCGTTCAACAAACGGTGGCGGTGTTAGAGTCATGGTTTCATCAGTCATACAGTATATAGTATACTCGTTTTATGAGTTTGTCAAGAGTGATTAGGCTGTTTGTTGTGCCAATTGTTGTGGAGCAGCACTTGCCGCTGCTTGATCAACTGCTGCCTGTGAATCAGTTGCACCGTCTGCAGGTTTTTCCGAATCATCCGCTCCCGGAACATTGAGTTCAATTCCATCGGCGTTAAAGTTTTTGACTAGATTTTGTAATGCCGGTGAACTATCATACATTGCTTTGAACATTTCATAGTCAGCGGCCAAAGAAGCATCATTTGATTGTAGTATTTTGTTTAAACCTGCCCAATTTAATTTTGCGGGTGCTTTCTTTGATGATGCACGACCTATGATATTCTTTAGTATGACAACGTATCTGTCAATCATTTGGTCTGGTGCAAATTCAACAAATCTCATTACTTGATGCTCGCAAGTTCTTTTTGCAGATCCATTATTTCCTGTTGCTTGGCCTTGATTTGATCTTGCAATTCTTTTTTTCTGTTTTGCATATCCAATGCCTGTTGGGCCATCATTTTGGCCTGTGCCTGTGGATCTGCTGCAACGTTCTGAGTTTGACCTGGAACCGTAGGTGGTGGAGTTGCTGCACCTGCTCCTGGGGTAGGAAGAGCATCATTAAGTTTTCTGTCTAGATAGAACTCTGACAGTTTCATAATTAACCTGCTAGTGTCTTAAGTAGGCGTGCTTCGTAATCAATTGATTCACGCTTTTCACGTCCGGCAGTTTCCATTCCACCTGCTGCTGGTTCTGCTGTTGCAAAATCATCTGCTGGTGCTTCTGCTGGTGCTTCTGCTCCTGCTTCTGGTGCAGGCGCTGCCATGTCAGTTGCGCCGCCTTCTTCGGGCTCAGCACCTAGCATGTCGCTTGATGTTTCTTCACCTGCAAGAACGCCAACTGCACTTGATAGTGTTTCGCGTGTTTGTTTTAGATTTTCCAATGCTGCTTGAATAGCCGGTGCAGATGATTCAATAAACTGTTTCGATTCTGCCTGACCAATTTCATCTCTAATTGAATCGCCTAATTGAAGAAGTGTTTCGTTTTCCATACTGGAGATCTCTTCAATAAAACGGCTGATTCTATCAACCATTGTTTTTGCTGTGACGATCGCACTAGCCTGTTGGATCTCACCTTCTGTTACTTTTTCCATTTCTTCTCCGGAGTTTGATTCTTCTGTTTCTGGGTTTTCTGAAATTTCAAGACCGTTAATTGCTGCTTCTTCTCTTTCTGCTAGTTCTGCATTGATTGCATCCAGCATCCACTGTGCCTGATGATATGCATCATTTTCAAGATTCTCATTAAATCCTGATGTGCTTCTAGCCTGTGAAAGTTGCGTTCTTAATTTGTTTCTTGCATCTTCCAATTTTGGTGCATCAAATGTGGAAAAATCAATCTTTTTCCCAAAAGCCTTATGAATAGATTCATTAACTTGTTCTGCTTTAGTTTTAAATAGGTCTTGTGTTTTCATTGTTCTCTTCCCAGATTGTGTAATATATTTATTCAAAACCTTGCTAATTCTTCTGCTTGGTCCTTGGCGTAGACTGCTTTTTCTTTGGCTATTTCATAGCGTGTCCAAAGTATATCAGCCCTTACCTCATTATTACTATTTACTGCTCTATGATAGTTATCTAAAAATATTTTACTATCAATAAAATGTTTGCTGTATTGTATGTCAAGATCATACAACTTATCGCATAATTTTGTATTTTTACCCCATGCCACTAGATTTGCTATGCGTATTGCCACTGCATTTAGGCTAATCTGTTTGTATAGGATATGGCCATTTTTCTTGATATTTTTCAAGGGTCCTTCACTTTCTATTAGGACATCGCCCACCAAAATTCCGTCATTGGTTTTTACGGGCAAGATGGTTCCCTGATCCAAGAATTTCTTGTATGTGGACTTGACTAATTGTTCAAAACGTTTAGAAACTTCACTCATAAAAAAAGGCCCCTTAGGCCTATATTTAAACGTTTAATGATTTAGGTGCTTACATCTTGAGCATTATAGTAACAATAATTGATGCAACGGCTGCAATTACAGTGCCTGCTGTTCCAATTAGAACTTTGGTCATTGACGCTTGACCTTTAATAATATCATCGTGAATGTCTTCTACCTTAGTTTCTAGGTTGGTCATTCTACGATCCAGTTGCTCGTAGCGAAGGGCGCACAAGTCCACGTGTGCTTCCAAACTTTCTTTTTCTAAACTAGTTGTTGGCTGTGTTGCCATCTTTTCTCCAAAAACTCCCCTACTCTGGGGCAATTAGTAAACTCGTTAGTTGGCCTAATGCGTTTTTATAGATAGCCTAAATGTTTGCCTTATACGTTTATTTATCTCTTTCAGGCGAAAACAGTTTACGGATTAATGCTTTGATACCGCCTAATTCTTCTTTTACTTCAGTCATTTTATCTGCTGCCTTTTCTACCCTTAAGAACATATCCTTTATGACGAACATTACCCAAAACCACCATACGGCACACACACAACTCATCATAGCAACACCAACGTATACTATATTATGAGCATCAATGTGAAGTCCATACAGAGATAATAGGAAGCCCAACACCATAAAGAAAATAGTGCCTATCATTATTGTATTGTAATATAATTTGTCCATTTGATCCCTTTATATTATTGCTTAGTATTTAAACGATATTAGGGAGAAATAATACTATCTGTGAATTAGTCTTCGGATATCCAAATGTTGGATTCACCGTTCTTGGTGATGAAAGCAGGAGTCGTTAGATTTGCAGTTTCGGTTAGATTTCTTAGGACTGGAATTCCGTGTAGGTCCTGTTTTAACAGTCCCGTTGGATCGTCACCGTCTAGGAATGTATCCGCACGCTCAACTTCAAAGGTCCAATACCAATAGGCAACATCATCCTCCAACACCCTAATAGGGTCTCTGTTCCAATCAACGTTGGAACGCATTCCGATGCCCTGTAGCAGTGTGTTGAAATTGGATTGTTGGCCTTGTCTTATCTGATCAGTGTCCTCCCTGTCAGGATTTGATCTGGTAATGTCAACAGTTGTTTTGATAGTGTAGCGTGCCATACACTCTATTTAGCGGTCATAAAAAAAGGGCGGAAAATTTCTTCTCCGCCCTTTATATTGTAATTACTTAAATTACTAATTAAGCAATTGGTGCCATAACAAGACCAGTGTCAACACCGTCTCTGTCGTTAAATACTGCTTCTACAGTAAGAGCAGCACCTGTAACGCCTAGTGCGTTAGAAGCATCTGCAGTGATGTTACCTGTTCCTTGTAGTGCAAAGAATACAACATCTGACTCACCAGATACAAAATCAGTGTAACCTGTTCCTGGAGTGTCACCACCGTCTGATGTAACAGCAGCAATTGAAAAAGCATCGTTAGTTACACCTGAGTATGTTCCACCTGCTTGTAGAGCAATTCTCATTGTGTCTAATTCTGCTTCTGTGATATCAGTCTTTGCAACTTTAACAATTACAGTTCTTCCTGCAATACCGTTTGAGTTACCTGCTTGTTTGTTGTCGTCTAGGTATGCAACACCTGAACCAGCGTTGCTGTATGTTTGATAAAATGAACTTAAATCAGCCATTATTATTTCTCCTCTATAATGTTTACCTCTCTCCGAGGTTGCTATTTTTGTTAGCAAATGTATTTATCCAAAATGCTAAAATCTAGGAGTTACGGTGTGTTTTTTGGGGATTTTGGCGGATTAATCGCTTCTAAATGGCGTCCAACGGTCTCTAGGCACTAGTTTTACCTTGTCCTTGGTCTTGACATAGCCTTCTCCGCCTGGCTTGCCACCCGTTGTAGCAACTACATCACCTTCTGCTTGATCTAGCTCGTCGATGACTTCGTTCTTGGCCTTCATTAGTTCAGTAACAAGATAGAAGATGTCCTTCATTACCTGTTCCTGTTCCTTAGCAATATTTAGTATCTTTGCCTGCTTGTTGGCGGATACCTTTGAATTTTGAAGCCAATTGAGGAAACTGCCTAGGTTTAGGTCATCCAACTTCTTGGCACGGCTCATTTGATTGATGTAGGTATAGAATATGTCTGCTAGATCGCTTAGTCCTTTCTGTGGTGTAAAGAATTTTTTAATGTCACCCTGTGCCCTGTTTGCTACCTTTTCTATGTTGCCTAGGTTGTCCGCATTCACCGCAGGTGCCTTGCTTACATAGGTTTGTCCTAGCACAACCAGATCAGGGTTACCGTTAAACTGTTCCACGTCCTTGATTGGTGCTCCACTCTTGTCACCAAAATATTCGTATGTGTTGTGTGCGGCAACTGCGACCTTGCTCTTGGCAACCCTTCTGCCCATCTTGCTATCTGCTCTTACATTGTAGGTAGTTTGATTAGGAGTGAAACTGATGTATCCATCACTGCCATCATATGGCTTACCTGGATGGTAGAGCAAATCACCATACACATAACCTCTATAGTCTGCTGGTGTTGCCTTTTCGAATATAGGCCATAGGTCTGCCATGTCCTTGGCAAACTTAGGACGCCAGTCCTCGTCCTTGCCTCTGCTTAGAATAAATTTTTCTAATTCTTTAGGACTTGAACTCTTACCTTCTTCACGTCCCCAGTTGTTCTTGCCCACCATGCGGAAAGTTCCATCATCGTCACGTCCCCAATATACGGTAGGGTTACCATCCCACTTGATGGCAACGTCCGAAGCATCCTGTTCCATGTCCTTGAGTATTTGAACGGCACGCTTGGCACCATCATCAGGATTAGTAAACACTAGGTCTTCCAGATGATTAAACTCTCTGCCAACTTTCTTTGCTTCTGTTAAAAATTCAAATGCTCTCATTTCTTTAGTAACTTCTTTTGTTTGTTTGTTTTGTCCACATACTTTGCATGCGGAACTTTTAAATTCTTCTTACCATACACATCGCCTATTGTATGCATCTTACCTGGCTTTTCAAATGCACTGTATCGGATGTCTAATACTTCACTTATCCTCATTGACGATATCTATCATTTGTCTCATCCAACCTATTGTGCCAGGTTGGAAACTTTCTACCTGATCTGCCTTGGGTAGTTCAAGTCCATCCTTCTCAAATGTTTCACGTGCATCCGCTACCAGTTCCTCGTAATTGGGTAACTTTTTAATGTAACCAATGATGCCTTCCACTGAATCAATTGTGGATGGTGTTGCTGTTTGACCCAATAGAGTTTTTGCAATCTGATTGGGATCCTTTGTGATTAACTCGTTTGATTCTCTGTCTATTAAACCATTGTTTGCTGACCACTTCATGTCCTTAGTTTTCGCTATGCTGGCAAGCAGGATGTGTCTATGGACACCTTTGAAGGAACTGCCTTCACCGCTTCCCTGTAGGCTAAATTTCATCCATTCAGGATCACCAAACATTAGATCAGTTTGCACGAAACCGTTTGCTGGGTCACCCTTGATTGGAGTTTTGAAGTGGACTGAAATGCCTGACTTTCTGACCCACTGCTTAACTTCTTCACCTTCGTGATTCTTATTAACATAGTCTGCTAGTTTGCTTTCCAGTTCTCCCTTGGTTGTCTTGGTGCTATCAACTGCAACATCAAGATCTCCACTGTCTGCTTTCTTGCCCGTGGTTCCGAGCATGTTGTCTGTTAGTTCTAGATCAACGATTCCTTCCAACCATTGTAGTGTTGGAACAACATCGGCCTTCTGAATTCTCTGTGTTGCGGGTTTGCCCTCGGCGTCTTTGAATATGTTTCCGCCTTCTTTAAGTAATGTTCGTGTCATCGCTCTTCTTTGTTCTCTTTGATTCTGTAATTTTTCGGATACCTCTATTAAATTTTTGGAAGTCAGCACCCTTGATGCTGTTAATAAATCGTCTTTCTAGATCAAGTGCAGTTTCTTCATCATACGTTTTGTGTATTAACTCCATAAGATTAATAGCACTGTTTACGATGTTTGCTGCTCTGCTTTCAATAATGGACTCGGCATCCTTTCTATCAGCGATGGCATTCAGTTCTTGTAATATCGATCTAGTTTTAACTTTCATAGCGTGTTCCGTTATATTGTATTTAACCTTTTTTGTTACAAATTATATACGGCATGATTTCTATTGTCAACCTTTAGTTGGCACACCCATGCAAAAATAGCACTACAGCCATGCTGTATTTATGGTTGATTTTTTTGTTGCGATGCATTATAATAGCATAAATAAACGCGAATAGAACAGTGATCCTGCACTATTCGATCACACAGACACTGGGAAAGACCAGCGCATTATCCATGCGTTACAAGCGATTGACGATACCCAAAGGGTATTGCACCGCCGGG